GACTCTTTTGAATTTAAAATTTGGTCTATATTTGAATATTGATTTAACATTATTGTTTACCGTATCCTCCAGGTCCTGGATCATCTATTAATGAAATATCAAATTTAACAGATTGTCTTAAATACCAAGCAGATCCTGCTGCAGTGGATTTAAAACCATATTGATCATATTCTATCATATCATTTGGATCTATTATATAAGTTAATTGTAGAGGTACATATGTATCATTATGATCTTGTGAGCTACCTCCTCCTAATTGTGCAGAACTTCTTTGAGTGATTGGATTATTAAATATATTATTAGCATTAGCATTGCTTGGCCAATTTCTATATATTACTGGCATTTTTCTATATAATACAAGTGTAACATTAGTATTAACATTATTTTGTGGTCTCCCTACAAATGCTGCAACAATTTTAATTGCTTTATTTCCTTCTTTAACATATTTTATTTTTGATGGTGTTAATACAAACGCCGATAAATCTTTGTCTATAGGAGCGCCGTCTATAGTTTTATCAATTGGCATTACTTCTAGATCTATAGAAGATGCATTTGAAGAAATAGTCATTGTTACATAATCTCCGATATCATCGCCTGATGCATCTTTTGGATTTAATATATGAAATCCAGTTATTGGATCAGTACCTGTGTCTTCAATATCAAAATTCATATTAAATGTTAAATCTAAAGTAGAGTCGACTCCAATTCTAGCAGGAAATTTAAAATAATTAAATTGTGTATTAACTGCTTCAATAAATGATTTATTAGTATATGTTTCAATAGCCGGCTCTATGATTAAATTTTGATTGTTTTGAGAATTTTCTTCGAATAATAAATTACCAGCTGCATTTCTTTGATTGATAAATTTATTATTTGATTTAAATGTTAATCCTTTTTCAATATATTCTTGTTGTATGTTTGTATCTACAAATGGCGGAGCTTGATAAACTGCAACCGGTGGTGGCATTGGAGGAGTTATAGCTCCAGGAAAAACCATCGGTCCGGCATTACTAGGAGTATTTGTTCCTGTTCTTCCCGCACCAGCTGGTCCACTAGGTGGAGGAGTTGGAATTTGTATTGTTTGTGGTGGGGCATTTGATGGCCCGGTGGTGTTAGGTATATTTGGAGGTGGTGGTGGTGGCGGTGGTGTAATAATTGGAAATAATACATCTTCATTGGAAATATTAGTATGCATATTTCCTTTTGTAATAGTTCCATCAACATGAGAATGCCATGCTCCTACATAATCGTTTCCTAATGCATCTTGATATTCACCACCTGGAGTATAACCATATCCATTTGGTAATACATCAGATGGCCCTGTAGCTCCACCAGAAGATCCACCAGATCCTCCAGATCCATAAACGTATCCACCTCCTTGTGATTGATTAGGATATAATTTTAATCGATGTATTAACATATTATCTTACTATTTTAAAATAGAAGTCATCTTCTATAAACTCATCATATATACCGGATGTAATTTTAAATACTAATCTATAATATCGTTCAGGCATTAATCCAGACATATCTAAATTTATAAAATTACTAGTTGAGTCACAACTAATTTTAGTATATGTATCATTAAACGGTATAACTACTTCTTCAGTTGCAGCATCTCTAATTGAATATAATGATCCTGATGGTAAATATTTAACAGCTGTTTCTGGAAATAAATTAGTTGGAGATTTTTGTGGATATCTATCTCTAACAAATATTCGAATTTTATTTACACTTGTATCTAAATATTCTTTTTGTAAATTTGTATATATTTTATATGACTCAATATTAAATTGTTCTAATGATCCTGTTGCAAAAGAAGATTTATCAAATAACATTAATAATTTTGGAACATAAATTGTATGCGTTTCTCTACTAAAGAATCTTACATACCCATGTTTATTACTTGCAGCTTCAGTTGCATCAGAAAATTGAATTAAAAATCCATAATTTGGAACAGTAACACCATTCGATCCAGATTGCCATGTTCTCACTGCAGATGTTACATCCATATATAAATCAGTATTTCTTGTACTAGCAGCTGTATCTAAATCTGTAATTTGTGAAAATGATTGCGAAAATACTAATTGTAATCCAGTATTTGGTGATTCTTCTAAATAACTTCCACCTTGACCGATGCCTTTAATAAACAAGTTACTTCCATTAGCTATTTCTTGATTTTGTGATCCAGATGTCCAATTACTTCCAGATATAGGATAAGACCATGTACAGCCTTCTTCTATAATAGGATTTGAATTAACAAAACCTAATCCATTATCCCAATCATTTCCTAAAATTTTAGCTTCTACAGAATATGTTGATGGTAAATTAACTGCATGAGTTGTGTATAATTGCAAAAAGAATTTACAATCTTCGATATTAACACTATATTTTGATAATGCTGAATTAACTTGAGTTAAATCAAACTTTACTAGTGATCTAGATTTAGAATAAGATGTTCCACCTGTAGTATCACGTTTACCAATTTCTAGAATTTCATCTAGCCCGGTATTTAATGTTTTAGCAACTTCAAATATCGATGTGTCTTGGGATGGATATAATATTTTAAACATGTTATTTTATTCTATTTTTTAAGTGGTGGAAATACCACCATTTATTCTTTTATGACCTGTTATATACCAGTATATACCATCACAAATTGCTTCAAAATTATCTCCAGAAACGTATCTATTATTGCCAAGTGTAATTCCATCAGTTGGATCATTAGTTGTAAATAAATTAGCAGTAGAACCACCCTGGCCATCAATAATTCTAGGCATTAAATCAGTGTCACCGCCTTTAAATAAAAGTGGTTTATCGGAACCTAATCCTACTGTATAGTCTGATCCGATTTGACTAATTAAAAATTTAAAATGTGTTCCTGCTACAGTAGATGTAGCTGACGGTATATCAAATCGTAAATTTGAACTACTATTAGTATTATCCACATTTGTTATAATAAATGTAGTACCAGATGAATATGTCGAAAGACCTACAGTTATTAAACCCGTACCCTCAATAGGAACTAATTCTGTTTTATATCTATAATTCATACTTCCAGTTAAATTAATAGATCCGGATGGTGTTAAATCATATGCATGAGTTCCTTTTAATGCATCAATTGATTGTGATATATGAGCAGCTTGAATTGTTCCTGAATTAGTTATTCCCGATGTTGATAATGTTAGTGCCATAATTTTATATAAATATTTTCATGTTAATATGTTGTTACTTTTCCTTTAATATCTTTTTTAGGAAATTTAAGTTCAAATATACTAGGATCTAAACTAGGATAAATAATACCTTGTCTTGTTGCAGTCTCTAAATCATAAACATTTCCGGAATAATTTTGATTTGAATCATATAAATTATTAAATTTTAATCCTACAACGCTCTGAACACCATCTGTATTAGCTAATGTATTCATTACTTCTGACTTTATTATAGGTTGATTGATTTGCCATTTATCTATTTCAAAATATTTTTGCAATGTGTCAATTGCATTCAATAAAACTTCATTAGAATTATAATTTGGAAGAATTGTTATTTCAAAATCAATTCCAAAATTAATAATAAATGCATCTTTAATATTAATAGCATCTGTTAAAATTCTATAATAGTCTAAATATGTTTTTAAATTATTTTTAATAGCAGTATTTAATGTTGTTAATTGTTTTGATTCATTATAGCCCAAAACATATAAATTCATTGCTAATGGATTTGGTATTCTTGTATCTTCTAAATCATTTTGTGTTATTTGATCGTCTGGTACTATGTATGATTTTGCAACGCTTCCAAATTTTGCCGGCATTGAATATGATCTAACTATATAATCTTGTTTTGTTACTAATCTATTCTGAGTTGCAAAATTTGCGGCCGCATTATTTTTTATATCTTGTAATGAATCTGCAGACTTACCTCCACGAGCTGGAGTGTCATTATTAATAGTAACACTAGATTTAACAAAGTTCATCATTGATTGTGAAGCTGTTGAATTTGGATCGTCGTTAAATTCAATAAGATCAATTTTTTTAATTGTATTACTTTCAATATTATCTGATATACCATTTCCTATAGTATATGTAACAGTTATTGTAGTATTCGAAGGAGCTTCTCCGTATGCTTTTGTATATAAAAAATTTGAAGGATCTATGTCTACATTTACATTTTTTCTTAATTGTTCTATTCCATTTCCTACATTAGCTGGATTAGGGATAATTTCTTCATCATTATTACTACTTACACCTGCTCCAAATTGTAATTCTATTTTTCCATCTGATCTTAATCTTGATACAAATCTTTTAGCTACTTTTTTCATTTTTAAAAGATATGGAGACGAATCACGAAAATGATAAGTATCTGGATCATTTTCTTTTACATTTAATACTTCTTCAAATATAGTGTCTTGTGCTAAATATGGAACTTCTGTCCATACATCTCCATCAGACTCTTTAACAGAAAGTATTTCTATTATATTTTCATCTGGTAAAACTATTTTATCATATTGTTTTGCAGATTCAAATGTAAAATTCTTAGATTTAATAGTTCCAGAAGCAGCTTGAATTTGTTTTTTTAACAAATAATATACTGGTTCATTTGTAGTTGAATCAATTTCATATATTGTAACTTCTGTAGGACTAAAAGATGACGATAAATTAAAATCTACTACATCTAAAGTTCTGAATTCAGCTGAGCCGTTTTCTTGTTTAACTCTCATACCAGGAGCTATTGACAATGCAAAATCATAGTTTGGCTGATTAGATGCACCCGAACCTTTTGCGGGTATCAATTGAAATATATTTAAATTAACATGCGATGAAACAGAACTTAATGGTTTATATCCTAACATATTTGCTAAGTTTATAACATTTCCACGTTCTTGAGCTTGATTTAATATTGATTCTTTTAAATTTGTATCGGTATAAAATGATAACACATCTCCAACATATGCAGCTAATTCTAAAAATATCATTCCGGGAGAAGATTCGTTAAAATCAGTATATTGATTAGGAAAATATTGTTTTGTAAATTCTATTAAGTTTTTTCTGAACTGATTAAAATCTTTATTTAAATATTTTACGTCTTTTACTACATTCATTATTTAGTTTCCTTTAAGATTCAATTGTTATAGTATTAGCATCTTGTGCTGAAATTGTTAATGACTGTTCTGCTCCAATATTGGAAACTGTATATGATATAGTTATACGTATTGATGATTCTTCTGGCGTATTAAAATCACAAGTTATATTATTTATATCAATATATGGTAACCATCTATTAACAGCGGATCTAATTTCTGCATCAATTGCAACTTTTAATTCATCTGTTTGTTGTTCAAATAAAAGATATTTTAATGATGTTCCAAATTGATGTAATAAATAACGTTCACCACGTCCAGTTAATAGTAAATTTTTAATATTACTATTTGCTTGTTCTAATGTAGTAAATGTAGGATTAAATACTTTTCTCCCATTAAATGGAAATTTTAATCCAATAACTATATCAGAGTTAATTAATATTTCTTTATTTTCAAGCTGGTATGCCATTTCCTTTTTTCTTATCAATTGCTTTCATTAAAGCAGAATAATCTCGAGTCATTGCTTTTGCAACAACAGGATCAACTTTCATTGATTTACCTGTTTCTGGATCATTAATAATAGAGTTAGATACTGATTGTCTATTAAAATTAAATCCTTGTGCGTCTTTAGAAGTCATTACAATGTCTTCTGACATTAAAGAAGCATAATCAGACGAAGATCTAGTTTCAGTTAATTTATTAGTTTCATTTAATATATCAGAAAATTTATTTTTTTTAAATTTTGGATTATTATTTGAAATTGTTTTTTCAATTGGATTTTTGATTACTTCTTGTTTTGTTTCTTGTAATTCATTAACTGTTGATTGTAATCCTGATTTCAATATTTCAGTTAGTTCTTGTTTAATAACAGATCTAACTTCTTCGTTTATAACTTTTTTTAGTACATTAATAAATTTTTCTTGTTTCATGATTATTTCTTTTTATTATAAATATTAAATATATAAATTTACGACCATCCTGTATTTAATTTTGGTCCGTAAACTTGATTCGAAGATATATCTACATAATAATCTCCAGATTTACCAATATCATTATTAGGTGGACCAGCACCAGATAAAACTTTTGAAGGTGCTTCCTGTAATGAAGTTAATAAGTCACGTTGTTGATCAATTAATTGACGTATTGCGTCTGCTCTTTCATCTAAATCATCTACAGATACATTTTTTAATTGATAAAATTCACTATCTAATTGATCATTATAGAAATCATTATCTCGATTAAAATTATCAATTGAATCCTTTACTTGTTGTGGAACTGTTAATACGTCTGTATTAATATTTTCTGCTCCACTACACGCTTGTGCTAATCGATTAGCTATTTCTGTTAATTTACTAACCGCTAAATCAATTCCTAAATTTAATCTTGTTGGAATTGTTTGTAGTTGTTCTAAAGATTTTTTTGCATTTTCTACTGTCATTGTTTGAACCAAATTTAAATCTGCTAATGCTACTGCTTGTCCTACAATAGGTACTAAATATATACTAGATTTTATAGTAGTAGCAATATCAGCTAATGTTTTAAATAAATTAATCATTTCTTGAATTTTTGGTATTAATTCTTGTAATTTTTTAATTAATTCCATTATATCGTTTACACCATTTATTAAATCACCAACTCTTGTATCATCACAACTTACATCATCTGGTAGTTTAGTTGCTTCGTCGACTAGTTTTAATATTTTTTCAAGAATCTTATTAAGATAATCCACTATTGCATCGACCGCCAATGAAGTTAATCTAGGAGGTATTTCAGGTATTTTATTTAATGGAAATGTTACTGGCATAATTATAACTTTCTTTTATTTTTTCATAAAGTATTTTGTACTTGTTAATTTTAATAATTTTTGTCTAGCTTGATTTAATGATGGATTATCTGCTGGAAGTGAATATATTCCTCCACTACCAAACATTCCAGCTTGAATTGAATTCATTATTAATGTTAATATTTCAATTAATTCTTTTCCATGCACCATTGGTTCTGCAGCATCTTCAGATCCTAATAATATTTCGTCTGCATTTAAACTTATTCGATTTGAAGAATCTAATATTATATTATTTGTTTTTGAACTTAATAATATTCTATCAGCTGTGCCAATTAATTGTGATTGGTTAAAATTTAAATATCCGCCTGATTTATTTGTATTTTTATTTAATGATAAATTGTTTATTTGTTGTGTTGTAGTTAGATATAATGATGATGCATCTGTATCGATATTTTCTATAGAATACTTTCGTCCATATGGATCTTGATTATTACTAGAATGTTTAGATGTATTTGATAGAATAATAATGGGATCAGAATTTAATTTATTAGTAGAATTATTTCCAAACCAACTAGGCATAATAGAAGTTTTAGATACATCTTTTTGTATTGCTGAACTTCCTAATCGTATAGAATTTCCAAATCTTCCTTGAATTAATGTATCTCCAGAAAATGCTTGTAATGGATTTATTGTTTTTGTTGGTAATACATTTTCGTTTACATTTGACTTATCTGTACTAGGTAGAACATTTTTATATATAGAGGATTGTATTGGTAATGTACATAAATAATACCATTGTAATTCTACATTATTAAGTCCACTATATTGATTTGGTCCATTAAATATTAAAATTATTTCTCCTACCGTAGGAGGTGTTTGCATGTTAATCGAAGCTGGTCTTACTTGAACGTCATGTTGTACAGTACTGGTATTATATATTTCTGCAGATACAGAATATAAATTTTCTTGATTTTCACCTGTGCGAATTTGTTCAACGTCTATAACTTCTGCAATTTCAAATGTAACTCTAAACGGATTAGCCATTATTATCTCCTGATACTAAATCTTTAGCTTTTTGAATTTTTTCCTGAAGTTCTTTATCTTCTTCTTCTATCTTTTCTATTTCATCTGTTAACTCATCTTCAAATTCTTTGGATGCTATTCCTAGTAATTCTTTCTTTTCAGATTCACTCAATAAAGATGATTCTCCAGAAATAGTTTGAGTAGTTGAAATATAACGTTGAGTAATAGCAGTTAGTTTAACTATATGATCATCATTTTTAACTGCAACATCTAAATATTCTTTAATTAAAGGAACTATTATAGTAGCATCCGATGCATTTCGTATTAACGGCTGTAATTGTGATATTAACTGATTTATTTGTCTATCTTTCTTTTTAGAATTATGATAAACATTTGACATCAAATCAGAAAAACTGACTCCTTTAAATAATTCTTCTTTAATATCCATTATACGATCCTTTTAAATATAAATATTAAAAGGGTAAATTCACGAATTCATTTTGTTCATATTCTTTGAATTTTGTTGTATATATTTGTTTTAGGACTTTAATTACCTTAGTAATATTATTAGTTTGAAGTCCTGTACGCTCACGTATAAATACATATAATGCTTTTTTATTATATTGCTCTATATTTTCACGATTCTCAAATAAATGTAATATTGAATCAGCTACGTGAATGTCAGACTGATTTGTAAATATTCTATTTATATTATCATAACAATATTCAACATATGCATTCATAAAATACTTTAAAAGTTCTTGCATTTCCATGTTATGCATTTCTGTTGGTATATTTCTTTCTTCATCAACATCAATAGGTTCAGACTCTTTTTTTAACTTTGAATATCCTTTTTGATTTTCAGCAATTAAATAATTAAATGATGTTCTTGTATAATATGAATATGCTTTACCTGCAGAAGGATTAAATTTATCTAATCGCATTGTTAGATAAGTAACTAAATCAGTTTGTAGATCTTTAAAAGATGAATCAATATAATCACATTTCATCTTATTAATTAGATTTTCTGATAATTTCATAAAAGCAGGATAAATAAATCGCCTGTATATCTTTTCTTTTAATATTTGATTATCATTAGAACGATTATATGCAGCAACAGAGTATTCAGTTACTTTAGTCCAATATCTATTACTAGCTTTTTTCTTTCTCGGCATTAAATTCTTTCTCTAAGTTTGTTACTACTTGTTTTAATTGTTCAAATACAGTACCAGTTTCGTCATCTTGTTCAAACGCGCCTTTACTATCAATCCTAGTTAATTGTGTATATGATTCTTTTATTTGATTATACATTTT